GTATTAGAACCTTGTTCAAAGGCTATTAAATGTTCAATCGCACGTTTCATGTCTGGATTTTCTCTTTCATCTTCATTATAAATAATGTGTCCACGCTCATAGAGTGGAGATGTGGCTTCTATACGTGAGTATTTATCTGGCTTACTTCTGTAATCTGGACGAATAGGCAATTGAAACTTTCTTAGTTCTCCTTCTTCAACAAAATCGTCCAGCATTAAATCTTGCAAAAAATTAGCCTCCATATAATAATCACAAATCACATCAGAAGGCAAACTTTGATGTAAATCATAGAATGCTTTTACCATTGTGGAAATAGAACATTTACGATTAAATGCTTTGATTAGATATAATTTAGTGTTAATTTTGCCCCAAAACTTGATGGCTTTGTGGTCAGATGTTTTAGTGTTTTTATAACTTGGATCGCAATAAGCTATCAAGTGGTCAAAATCTTGTAATTTAGGTATCTTCTTCCAGTCTATCCATTCTTTTTTAAACACCTTGCCTTCTGTAATTGCTCTGTTCCTGTACTCACGATACCATGAGCGAAGCGGTGTACTGTTTTGTTTGTTTGCCCAATGTTCTCTATTATATTTTTGCCACCAAGTTGGCGTGCAATTATCATCACAGGCATCTATCCGCAACCAAAACCAATCGCCGTTTTGATTAGCAGAATATGCATCTTCTCCTATATTATCAAATTCTTTTGATACCTCAATATTACACGATTTTAAAAGTGATTTTAGCTTTTTAGTGTTTAATTTATCTTTCTCTACAAAGCGTTCTTCAACACTTTTGGCTAAAATTGATGTATCCGAAAATCTATTATTAACCAATAAGAAACGTTCAAAGCCACCATCAAAACAGCCCATCACATCTTCGTTGATAAAATCTACAGCTTCAGCTACACGCTTTGGATTCTTGCACAATTCTTTTGTATCCAAATCATCACAAACAATATAGTCTGGTCTAAATTCATCACTACGCGTACCACGTGGCGATTGCCCAAGTCCAATGCCTACAAATGAGATTCCATTTTGAGTTACAAACTCTCCTTTTTCCCAACTACCCTGCCTTACTTGTTCGCCAAAATCATTTTTAAAGCGTTGGTTGCTTCGCAGTTGTGCTTGTATTGATGCTAATAGTTTATTGGCTTTGTCTTCATTTTGTCCTACCAAAAGCATAGATTTCATTTCATCATTAATCATCAACCATAATGGATAACCAAGCGTAGCATGAACCGACTTTGCCGAACCTCTGAACCATTCTAAAATACCTTTGAATAGTGTATTGTTAATCAATAAATAAGCAATCAACACATGAAACCAAGCACATTCCGTTTTTATAAATTGCTTAGTATTTTTATCTCTAATACGTGCATAATTTTGTAAGTAATATTCAAAAAAATATTGATAATCTTTTTTAGCACGTTTTATTCTATTTTGTTTGTCCGCTTCACTCTCGTTAATGTCAATAGGCGTTGCAGCTTCTACCTCACGGCAATGTTCTAAAAAATCTTTCCATGTCCATTTTTTGTTATTAGTTTTCATTGCCTAATTTTTGTAAAATGAATTGCTTTTGATAAGGAAGTATAGCTTTAGCAAGTTCCAAATCCATTGTTTTTAAATAGTTGTTGAACTGAACTAATACATTCATTATAATTGATGGGTCAGTACGTTTGTCTATCTTTTGAATAGAAGATGCCAACTTATTTAAAGCGTCACATTCTTTAGAATTTAGCGGACGATTTTCATTTTTAGCAGAATTAACTATCAATTCTGATTGCTCATAAAATTGCTTGATAAGATTTTCTGGACTTAATGTTTTGACTTGTTTTTTCAAATCCCAATTGTCTTCGTCTTTCCAACGTCCTATGGTGTGTTCGCCTATATCTAATTCTAATGCAATTTCCTTTTGTAGCATTCCAGCTTCTACATAAAGAAGTTCAGCCAGTTCTCTTTTAGGATTGCGTTTGTAGCTTCTTTTATTAGTTTCTTTTTGCTTTGCCATTGTACTGCAAAACTGATACTATTATAAATTATTTAAAAAACTTCCTGCAATCATTGCGTCAAAAAAGGGTAATCATTGCGTCAAAATAGGGTAATAAAGAAAAACCAATTTGCAAGACATATTTTATCTATTCATTTTTGCCATACGATTTAAAGCAAATGGCAAAAACATTTATATTATCAGACGAGTCAGTGAATAGTTATGGTTTTAGAATCTTAACAGCTGGAATCAATTTACAGCAGTTTAAGAAGAACCCAGTCATGTTATTTAATCACAGAAGTTGGGGCGAAAACTATTCGGGACCAATTGGCAAGTGGGAAAATATCCGTGTAGAAGATAATAAACTAATGGCTGATGCCATTTTCGATGAAAATGACGAATTGGCTCAAAAAATCAAACTCAAAGTTGAAGGTGGTTTTATAAAAGGTGCTTCTATTGGTTTTTCAACCATAGAAACCAGCGTAGAAACATCTGTAATTACAAAAGGACAAACACGCCCAACTGTAACAAAGGCATTAGTTTATGAAGCATCTATTGTTGATTTACCAGGCAACATGAGTGCATTAGCACTTTATGACCAATCTGGAAACAGAATAGAACTGAATAAAAACAACAATATTGAGCAACTCAATAATTTTTTACCATTACTTAATCAAAATTCAAATACAATGAATCAATTAAAATTAGCAACAGCTACATTGGCAATATTAGCATTAGATGTAAATGCCAGCGAACAAGATGTTGATACTGCGGTTAAAAAACTCGCAGACGACAAAAAAGCATTAGAAGATAAACTAAGTGCTATCCATAAAAAAAATGCTGAAACTTTGGTAGAAAATAGCATCAAAGACAAAAAAATCAAAGAAGCTGACAAAGACAAGTTTATTCAATTGGCTATGCAAGACTTTGATTTAGCAAACAGCACTTTAGGTGCTATTGCTCCTGTGCAGCTGCCTAATCAACAATTGCATCTACAAACTAATCACACTAACCAAACTGAAAGAGAAGATTGGACACTCAAAGATTGGATGCAAAAAGATGCCGAAGGACTTAGAAAAATGAAAACTGAGAATCCAGAAGCATACAAACAATTAGGTTTGAAAGCGATGTCTCAAGCATCAACACAACAATATTCTTAAATTATAAATTTTTAATCACAATGAAAAATATCAAATTTTTATCCGCTTTACTTTTTGCAATTAATATCATTGCAAACAACCTTGTAGCCATCGCATTTAACACAGTATTTGCTTTGTTTTTTGCTTTTGTGTTACAAATCAATCCAATGCCAGTAGTTTTAGTATGGAATATTTTGGCTTTACGTTTTGGTAATCCTGTTTTGCACCAAGGCAATATTTTACGTGCTGGCGTGCAGAAGGAAATTTGGCTACCACTAATTATGGAAAATTTTTATCCTTTAGCTTCTTGGTTGGCAAAGGCAGTAAGTATGGACGCATTAGTAGACAACAATAAAATAAATCTAGCAGATGCTGGTGTTTTGCCTAATGTGTTAATTAACAATAATACTTATCCAGTTGCAATGGCACAAAGGACAGATAATCCTTTAGAAATTCCATTAGACACCTTAGATACCGAAAATACTATAGTGCGTAATGTAGAAGCTATGGAAGCCGCTTATGATAAAATGCAGTCAGTCATTAGAGGACATAAAGATGCTTTAAGATTGATGTCTTACAAGCGTGCGGCTCATGCTTATGCACCAGCATCAGATACTGCATCAACACCAGTATTGGTTGCTACAGGACCAGATGATGGAACTGGTAGAAAAAGATTATTGCTTGAAGACTTAGCTAAAGCCCAAACAAGAATTGAAGAGATTGACGGCATAGATCCAGATGTGCAAAAAACATTAGTGCTATGCTCTAAACATAAAGAAGATTTGATTCTTCAAGACAAAGATTTGTTTAAAGCATTTGCTAATATCCAAACTGGTAGAGTTTTAAACTTGTTCAATTTTGATGTTCACATTTTTAATACTCAAGCAGTGTACAATACTACAACAGGCTCTAAAAAAGCATTTGGTTCAGCTGGTGCTGGAACAGATAGTTTGGCTACTTCAATGTTCTTTGTAAATTCTGAAGTAATGCGAGCTGATGGAACCATGGATATGTTTGTGGAATACAAAACAACAGCACAACGTGGCGATATTGTAGGCTTCCAAAAAAGATTCATTGCTTTACCAATGAGAAACAAAGGTATTGGTGCTATTTATTCAACTGCTGTTTAATAATTATTAATTAAGTAGCGTGAATCAAAATCACGCTACTATAATATAGTAAAGAATGGAACCAACACAATTCATAGATATTGCAAACAACGTAAGCTCAGTTTTACTCTTAATTATTGCTGTTTGGTGGTTTAATAAAAAACTGGAAAAAGCAGACGAGAAAAATGAAACACTAAACACACGTGTCTTTGAATTGGAAAAAACCTTCTTAATCACACTGGACAAAAACACCGAAGCAATATCAGAAATGACAGATATGCTACAAGAATTAAAAAGAGAAATAAAAAACATAAACGAAAAGCAACATGAGTAAAAATCTTAGAGATACAATAATTATAGTAGCATACTTTCTATTGGTTTTAGCTTTAATGTTATTAATGCCTTCTTGCTCACGCAAGCAGATTACAGCATCAAGCAATACTCAATTAATAATTAAAGACAGTATCTCTATTGTTGAAAAAATAAAATTAGACACTTTTATCATTTCAGCAGATACCATTACACAAACCATAACCATTGAATGTGATAGTATTACGAAAAAACCTAAACCTTTTGAACTTAAAACCAAAGGCAACAGAATAGCCAATATACTCACACTCAACACAACTGGTGTATTGTCCAATACTTGTATTGCAGATTCTTTAATTCATATTATAGAGCAAAAAGAAAGAGAAATTGCAGTTTGGAAAGCTCTGGCATACACAAAAGACACCTATGAAATAGAACACATAAAATACATACCCAAATTTTTTAAAATATGCTTTGCAATAGCATTGATAATTATTGGTTTAACAACACTTAAATTTATTTTAAAATGGCGAAAAATAATAAATCCGATGTGGTAGCAGACACTAACACAACAGAAAATACAATTAAAGAACAAGCAAACAAACTCATGCAAGAACAGGGCGTAGAAGTGGTGTATGCTACTGAAGATGGCAATTTGTTTCTACCTCAAAACAAGCAACATGCAATTGAGCATGCTCACAAAACTCAACAAGAATTACTCACTATAAATAAACAATAAAATGAGAAGAGTAATATTTCAAAGAAAAAATGGCGGACTTGGACGCCAGCAACCATCAGAAGATGGTATCAGTGGTTTAATTTTGAATGCAGTGGCTGTAGCTACTACATTTAACCTAAACGAAGTATATGAATTACGCTCATTAGGCGATGCTGAAGACTTAGGTTTAACTGCTGATTACGATGCCACCAACAAAATTTTAGTTCATTACCACATTGCTGAGTTTTTCAGAATCAACAGTGGTGCAATATTGTACATCATGGGCGTGGCACAAAGCGTAACCATGACACAAATATGTGATAAAGACAATGCTTACCTAAAGAAATTACTTACTTCAGCTGAAGGCAAGGTTAGACAGGTTGCTGTAGTACGCAATCCATCTTCTGGCTATACGCCAACCATAACAACAGGATTAGATGCAGATGTATTATCTGCAATACCTAAAGCCGACCAATTATCATTAGAAGAAGAATCGTACTACAGACCTGTTGAAATCATATTAGAAGGTAAATACTTCACAGGAACTCCAGCATCTGCTATTGACTTGCACACTTTAGAGAACTCCAATGTGTCTGTAGTTATCTTAGCAGACAACGATATTTCTACTGCTGAAACTGAATATCAAGGATATGCAGCAGTAGGCACTGTATTAGGTTGTGTTTCTTTGGCAAGTGTAAATGAAAATATTGGCTGGGCTGAAAAATTCAACATTCAATCTTCTGCAGATGAAAGATTTGTAAATGTAGGTTTATCATCTGGACTTAAACTGTCTGCTTACACCGAAGCACAACAACAAACCTTAAACGATAAAGGTTTTATTATTCCAGAACTGATAATCGGCGAAGCAGGAGTGTACTTAAACGATAGCCACACATGTACATCATCAGACGATGACTTTGCTTACATTGAAAATAATCGTACGATTAAAAAAGCAATTCGTTTGGTATATAAAGCATTAGCTCCTAAAGTAAAACGACCAACCAAAGTAGATAAAAACACTGGCTATTTACCTACCGAAGTTATCAAGTTTTACCAAACTACAGCTAAAAGTGCCATGGAAGTATTACTTCGCAACAATGAATGTAGTGATGTAGATGCTTTTATGAATCCAAAACAAAACCTTTTAGCCACCAACGAACTGGTTGTGGAAATCGAAATTATACCTACAGGAACTGCACGTAAAATCAAAGTTCCAATAGGATTTAATAACCCATTTAAAGCATAATTTATGGCATCAAGTGATATAAAACCAAACATCAACGGACACCAACACGCTTGGGCAGATATTCGTGTAAATATCTTAGGCAGAACACTCACAGGCATCACAGGTATTGATTATGATGATGACGAAGATTCGGAGTTTTATCATGGTGCAGGTCAGCATGTAGTTGCCTTTGGCAATGGCAACATTAAAGCCACTTGCAAAATCAAAATCTACAAATATGAGTTAGATGCACTCATTCGCTCAGCCAAAGCAAAAGGTATTCAGAGATTGCAAGATGTAGATTTTTTTGATATTGTAGTTACTTACAAAGAAACAAAAGATGCACCTGAAGTAACCGACATTGTAAGAAATTGCAAGTTTAAAAAAGTGCCTAAAGGTGCCAAAAGTGGCGATACTAAATTAGAAGCAGATATTGACTTAATCTGTAGTCATATAGATTGGAACGAATAATTCATTTTAAAATTATAAATAATGGCAAAACAAAATCAAAATACACCAAAAACTGAGCAGGAGCAAATAGATGCTTGGAAACAACAATATGGCGAAGGTAACATCTTTTGTGTAAGTGTGGCTCACAAAAACGTGAATCCAGACACTAAACTTAAAGCATACATCAAAAAGCCAAGTTTGGTTACTATGAGCAAAATTGCACGCTATGGCGAAGAACACATCAATAAAGCATTAGAAGTATTTTTTGAGGACAGCTATTTAGGTGGCGATCCAGAGATTGAAAAATATGACGAATATAAAGTGGCTGTATTCCAAAAAGCCATGCCAATGTTTGAAGTGCCTGAGGCAGACATCGTAAAGCTTTAGAAGCCTTTAGGATTGAGGACGACGACGACTCTGATGGCGAATTGCATATAGAACATTTGGTAGCTTTGGTAAGGTGTACTTTTGGACAAAATCCAGAAGATATGAGCTATAAAAATTTTGCCAAATTGGCTAACGAAGCAGTGTATTTGAAACAATTAGATTATAAATTAATGAAAAATGCTGTTAAATCAGCTATTTCTGAAATATTAGCATGAGCAATACAACAACTTGGATATTAGACTTACAAGACAAAATTAGCGAACCTATTCGTAAGGTACAAAGTCTGTTTGCTGATACCATGAGCAGTGTAAAAAAAGCTACGCAAGGAGCAACTGCCACTCAGAAAGAATTAGAAGCCAAAATTAAAGGCGTTCAATCTCAGTTAGATGTAGCCAAAGTAAAAATGACTAATTCATTTTCACCTAAGCAAGTAAAAGAAGCTACAGTCGAGGTACAAAGATTAGAAAAAGAACTACACGACATTGCTACCATGCCAATAGGTAAAGGCATGGCAGATGCATTAGCACCAGCAAGAAGCACCATTGGTGGCATTGGCAGAATGTTAGGCGGTTTGTTTGTTGCTGATAGAGCTATACAATTTGGTAAGTCTATTGTACAGGTTACTGGAGAGTTTGAACGATACCAAGCTATGCTAACCCATACATTTGGTTCTCAACAAAAAGCTACAGAATCTATGCAAATGCTACAGGACTTTGCCACTAGCACACCATTTCAGTTAGACCAATTAACCGCCAGTTATGTAAAATTAGTGAATCGTGGATTTGAACCTACACAATCTCAAATGACCAAATTAGGAGACTTGGCATCCGCAACAGGAAAATCTTTTGACCAATTAGCTGAAGCCGTATTAGATGCAGAAACTAATCAATTTGAAAGATTAAATGAATTTGGCATCAAAGCTTCTAAAGATGGAGAGCAAATAACACTTAAATTTAAAGATGTAGAAAAAACAATAGCCAATACACCAAGTGCCATTCGTGAGGCTTTAGTTTCATTTGGCGAACTAAAAGGCGTTGCTGGTTCATCTGCTGTACAAATGGCAACCATTCCAGGCATAATATCTAATATGCAAGATGGTTGGGACAAATTTAAAACTAATTTAGGACAAGCTGAGATGCCAGCCATCAAATCCATTTTTGATAACATCAGAAAAGTAATAGATTTATTAGTTAATAATGTTCCTACTATTATTGATGCATTTACTTCCATTGCTATTGGAGCAGGAATTGCAGCTACAGCTATGGCTATATACAAAGCAGTTACTATTGCCCAATCAATTGCATCAATGGGATTATCTGGCGTTATGGCAAATTTAAAAATGGTTATGATGGCAAATCCTTTTATTGCTGTTGCTACTGCATTAACAGCAGTAGTTTTTGCAGTTATTAAAGCGTGGAAACACTTTGAAGGTTTTAGAAAATTTGTTTATGGACTTTGGGGAGCTATTAAAGCAACATTTTCAGCCATGTGGTCTGTGGTAAAAAACTTCTTTGGTGGCATTGGAGATATGATATCTGCACTAATGAACGGCAAATGGGAAGACATGATTGCTGGTGCAAAACGCACAGGCGATGCTATGGCTCAAGCATTAAATCCTGCATATTTTGCTATGCAAAACAAAGATAACATTATAGCAAAATATAACGAAGAATCTAAAAAAGGCATTAAAAAACAAGATAAAGAAGCTGGAGCTTCATTGCCAACAGAAGCGAACAAAGCAAGTTCTCCATTAGCAACACTTCCAACAGGAAAAAGTACTGGCAGTGGTAGTAGTGCATCAGACGGCTCTGGTAGTGGCTCACAAATTAGAAATGTAAAAACAACAATAAACCATCTGGTAGGTAATATAACTATTAATACTACTACTTTAAAAGAAGGATTAGGAAGTATTAAATCACAAATCACAGAAGCTTTGGTGTCTGCTGTAAGAGATTCAGAAATTGCCTTAGCACAATGATAATTGTATATAACATACCGAGCAATATCAATCAGCAAGAAGCAATTAAAATTCTTGGTTATGATGCTATTGAAGTGGTAGATGCAGACGATGTAACAGAATATTCTGCCTACGGCACACCTATTTTTATGCCTATTCATTTAGGCGATTCAAGCAAAAGCAATGGATTAATAGAATGGAGCGGTGGTGCTATCAATCAATTAAAAATATTATGCTGTGTGGTGGATATTAGCCAAACACGCAATATAGTAAAAACAGAAATACAAGGCAGAGATGGTACAGTGAAAGAGTTTATCTCTAATGGCGATTATCAAGTAAATATCAAAGGAATTTTAAGCAACGATGTTTATACGCCAAATAGAACAAAGCCTACAAAAGGCAACAGAAAATATCCAATTGATGCCGTAGCACATTTGAATGAAATTTGCAAAGCCCCAACTGCCATTCCAATTGAACACAGATTGCTCTACGAATTAGGCATCTATGATATTGTAATTGAAAGTTTTTCTTTTCCAGCCACACCAGGTCGAACCAACATCCAAACATTTGAATTAAACTGTATTAGTGATAGAACTTTTTTATTAGAAGAAAACGAAAATCAAAAAGTACTCAATGCTTAAAGTAGATACGCATATAGAAATTGGCAAATTCAAATTTGATTACTTAACAGAAGTTGAGGTTAATAGCTCATGGAAAAACTTAACAGATACTGCTATTCTAAAATTACCACGTAAGCTATTGACAGGAGACAAAGAAAAGTTACAAAATGTAATCAAAAGAAGTGATAAAGTACTGATTAAAGCAGGATATGATGGCAATTTGAATACTATTTTTACAGGATATGTTGCCTACATAAAGCCCAATATTCCTTTAGAAATTGAATTAGAAGATGAACTATTTAAACACAAACAAAAAAGTGTTCAAGTAAAATCTTGGAAGTCTGCCACAGTAGATGATGTGTTAAAATACTTGGGCATTTCTAAATACGAAACGTTTGGTGTAATTGACTTAGGTACATTCCAAATTGATGCTAATATAAAAAACGAAGCTGGTGTGTTTGATAAAATTAAACAACAATACGGATTGCCTATTTTTTACAAAAATGATACTTTGATAGTGGGCAAACCTTACGGAACATCTACAGCCACAGAGCATACCTTCGCTTTCCAGCACAATATCATTTCCAGCGATTTGGAATACAGAACAAAAGATGAATTGAGAATCAAAGTAAAGGCAATATCCAATTTTGATAATGGCAAAAAAGAAACGATTGAATTAGGCGATGCAGACGGAGAAGAACATACACTTAATTTTTACAACCTTTCCATTTCATCACTCAAAAAACATGCTGAAGCTGAAATAGACAATTTAAAATACGATGGATACAGAGGCAAATTTAAAACCTTTGGTATGCCAAAAGTAAGTATTGGAGATATTGCCATTATAAAGGACAATGAATATCCAGAACGTGCAGGAAAATTTTTTGTAGATAGTGTAAAATACACATGTTCGGTAAGCGATGGATTAAGACAGGAAATAGAATTAGGACCTAAAGCCAATAAATAATGAACGAGGAATTGCTAAAATATTTGAACCAATTAATTGACAAACGCTTACAAAATAAGCTGTCTATTCCTGTGCAAGTAGCACAAGTAAAATCAGTGGATAAAGACAAATGCAGTTGTGATGTTCAATTGATAGAAGGTGCAGAACTCTTTAATGTAAATCTTCGCTCAGCTTTAGATGACAATAAAAAAGGTTTTGTATGCTTTCCTAAAATAGATTCTTTGGTATTGGTGGGTACGATAGAAAACAACGAAAACAACGCATTTGTGTTGATGTTTTCAGAAATAACAGACATTACCATTGATGCAAAAATTGTAATTAACGATGGAGAAAACAAAGGCATGGTTAAGCTACCAGAACTCGTACAAAAGCTAAACGCAGTAGAGCAGAAAGTAAATCAGTTGGTACAATGGTCAGCTACACATACACATAGTGGTGTTTTGACAGGTGGTGGCACTTCTGGTGTGGCAGTTGGTGTAAGCGGAACGCTTACGCAAACACAGGAATCAGATTTGGAGAACGAAAACTTAAAACATTGATACAAGTAGCAGACATATTATTAGATAGTACAGATGATTTGGTCATAACTAATGGCGATTTTGCCATTGGTTATTCAGATGAAATTCACGTTGAGCAAGTGTTAAAATCTGCAAAAGCTGAGTATAAAAACTTTCCATTATTGGGCGTACATCTTAACAAAAAAACACTAATGCCAACTTCTGAAACGCAATTAGTGAGCTTGAAAAAGAACATTAAAATACAATTAGAATACGACAATTATAGAGTCAGTAATGTTTTTAATTATTTTAAATCCATTGAAATAATTGCCCAATACTATTAATAGCATTTGTTTTGTTAATGTATTAGTTGTGTAGGTTGGGTTGTTATTTTCGTCTAAAACTGGCTGATTATTTTCGTCTAAAACTGGCACTTGCTCATCAAAATCTTGTTCAAATTTTTGAAAAT